GATGTAATTCCATTATGGAAAAATGGAAAAGCAGATCGTATTACTCAATTTGATAAAGATGAATGCGAAGAACTTGGTTTACTTAAGTTTGACTTCTTAGGTATTGACTCTTTGTCAGTAATTAAAGAATGTACAAAATTAATTAAACAAGAAAAAGGTTTAGATATTGAACCTTATAAAATTCCAGATGGTGATAAACTTACTTATGATCAAATGAATAAAGGACATCTAACTGGTGTATTTCAAATGGAAACTTCTGGTATGGCAAAGAAACTTATTGTGGAATGCAAACCAGAATCTATTGAAGACTTAAGTGCTATTACAGCACTTAATCGACCAGGACCTTTACAAGCCGGATTTGATATACAATACATTACTAATAAAAAGAATAATTTTGCGCCAATTGATTTACCAGAATCATTAGCTGAAATTCTAAAGACTTCTTATTGGACTTTACTATATCAAGAACAAGTAATGGAAATATGTTCTAAAATTGCAGGGTTCACTCCAAAAGAAGCAGATGATGTGAGACGTGCAATGGGTAAAAAAAAACACGATGTACTTAACGCTTACAAGGAACAATTCTTAAAAGGTGCTATTGATTCTAATCAACTTACTAAAGAATATGCAGAAAAGCTTTGGGAAGAATTAGTAGGCTTTGCAGATTATTGTTTATCTGGTGATACAAAAGTAAAAACTAATTTAGGCGCGCTTACTATTCTTGAAATAAAAGATTTATTACTTAAAGGCATTGAAGTCTATGTTTACGATAGAGATTCAAAACCTTCTAAAGTTATTGATTATTTTAATAAAGGAATAAAAGATGTATATGAGTATCAACTTGAAAACACTGAATATATAAACTCTACTGAGGATCATAAAATTTTAACAGATAGCCTTGATTTAAAGACTATAGAAAATGTATTTTTAAATCAGCAGAAACTATTTTATAAAGGAGAGTCTTGATGACACTTTTGAATTCCGGTTATAAAGTTAGAAAAACTGCAATTGATAAAGAAAACATTGAACCAAAGATTCTAGAAGGATATGTTAAAAATGTAAATGGACAATTAGTATCAACAGATGAGAACGGAAACGAAACTCAAATTGATCTAGGGAATCTACAAGTAACATCTTCTACATGGAAAACCTATACTATAAATCCAGCAGTAAATGGCGTAGCTATTTATATATTTGTAAATCCGGAAGATATTTACAAAACTGGTGGAGCATATAGTATACGCGTTTTATTAAATGGAATAGAACTTGATTCAGATGAAATATCAGTTGCAGCAAATAATCATACCGTTACTTTAAACTTACAAAACAACCTTACTATAGACAGTACCGACGAATTAAAAGTCTGGTATATTAAAGCTTGAGGAGAACAAATATGGCTCTTATTAAAGGTAAACAAATCGCAGCCAATAGCGTTGCATTAAACAGACTTCCAAAACAAGATTCTGGCAAAGTTCTTGTTGGTCAAGGCGCGCTTACAGATATTGAGTTCAAAGCACTTTCTGGTGATGCATCTATTGATGCCACTGGTGCTCTTACTATTGCTGATAATGCGATTACTGAATCAAAAATTGCTTCAGAAGCAATATCTAACGATAAAATTCAAATGGGTGCAGTTAGTTTTGCTAAACTTGCTGATGGTGCTGTTGGTACAAGTAAATTAGCAGCAGGTGCAGTTACAGATCAAAATATGGCAGATCTTAGTGTTAGCGCTGCTAAACTTCAAAATAGTTCAGTTACAACTGATAAAATTGCAAATACTGCAGTTACTAAAGCTAAATTAAATGCTGATGTTTGGTCTGATGCTGTAAATCTTAGCGATGACGCAAAACTTCCTACATCTCTTGCTGTTAAACAATATATCTCTGACAATACTACAAATCTTGCATCAACAGATGATTTGCCAGAAGGTGTTAATAATTTATATTTTACTGAACTTGCTGCTCAATCTGCTGCTGTTCAAAATGATTTAACTGCATCTATTGTTAAAGCCCCTTCAGTAGATGCTATCGTCTCTTATGTTGATGGTAAATTTGAAACAGCTGTACAAGGTTTAGACTTTCATGCTGCTTGTCAAACTGCATCATCTGCTAATGTAAATATTGCTGCTCCTGGTGCAACAATTAATGGTTTTACTTTTACTGCAAACGGCCAAAGAGTACTTCTTAAGGATCAAACTGAACCAAAAGAAAATGGTATTTATGACTGGAATGGCGCCGCTGCTGCTTTAACAAGAAGTGCAGATAGTGATAATTCTCCCGATGGAAGCGAAGTTACTGGCGGTATGCTTACTTTCATTGAAGCAGGTAATTTAGCTGGTACTTCTTGGGTATTAAATACACCTGCTGGTGGTGTTGTAATTGGCACTGACGAATTGCAATTTGTTCAATTCTCTTCAGGTGCTGCTTATGTAGCTGGTAATGGTATTTCTGTTTCTGGTTTAACTATTGCTTTAGATTTAAGTGATCTTGCCGATGTAGATTCTTTAGCAAAAGAAGACAAACTATCATTGGTAGATGCAACTGATTCATCAAATAAATTAGTTAGTGTATCTGATCTAGCTACATTTTTAGCTGATGGAACTACTGTTACTGCTTCTAATGGTAAGCTTACATCAACTGCTACTGGTGGGTCTCTAAAAAGAGATTTATCTACAACACCTACTGCTGTTGCTGCTAACGCTACAGGTTCAACTGGTTTAACTATTAGCTCTACACCATCTTCAGATGGACATGTACAAGTATTTATTAATGGTTTGCTTTACAATTTAGGCGCAGCTACTAACTCTGAAGTATTCTTTAGCGACGATGCTGGTGTAACTGCTAAAACAATTGAAAATATTGCTTCTGGCGATACATTGTTTTTTGCTGGTAGTACCTGTGGTCATGCTTTAGAAATTGATGATGTAATTCAGATTGTATATCAAGCTTAATATGTGATATACCTCTTTTAGGAGGTATATCATGAAACATATATTATTTATTTTATTAAGCTTTTCAATTGGTTGTTCTTCTTTAAGAACTAAACCAACATGTTCTAAATCATTAAAAATGAATTATAATTTTTTAGAAAATACGGCAACTAATAATTGCAAAAAAGAATTGCAATTATGCCAAATGGAAACGTATAAAAAACAAGTAGATTTAGATAAATGCAATAATGATCACAAATGGATTGCTGATGCAATTGTAAATGTAGGTCTTGCTGCTTTAGGTGTACTTACTGGATATTTATACGCTTCTAATAAGGATGATAGTAATGCCAAAAATTAAAACAAAACAAATTGCAGATTTAAATGCACCTTTAGGTGTCGTTCAATTAAATTCTAACGGAACTATACCACAAAATCTTTTACCACCAGGTTTATCTGGTGTTTATATGGATAAACAAATTTATTATGTAGGTGAATTATTCTTACTAGAATCTTCTCAATACTGGAAAGTATTAGAAGATATTTATTTAAATGAAATATATTTTGAATTAAACTCAACGCCTACTGGTACTGGACAAACTGTTGTAAAAATTATTAAAAATAATGATTTAAATTCAGTTTTATATACTGCTACATTTCAAGCAGGAGATTTAAGTTATAGCAATCAAAATAATGTAGCAATTTCTTCTGGAGATAAAATCTCATTAGCTATTACTGAAACGACAACAGGATTTCATGGTGCTGATCTTACTGTCTCTGTCAAATATGCAAAATCACAAGACTAAGGAGTTTCTAAATGGAATACAATAAAGGCAATTCTACTTCACCTGTTCTGATCTATCTTGAATTAAAAGATGGTAGTTTAATTGTAAAAAATGATCAACAAGAAATCATTTGGCAAACTGAAGGCAATCCTACTTGTTATGAAAATCCTAGAGGTTTTTTAGATTTTCAAGAAGCGTATGCTTACTTTTTAACACACTCTATCTCTGATAGAACTCCAGAAGAGGAATAAAATGGCTATAGTAAAAGAAGAAAAAATTTGGCGTAATAATACTGATGCAGTTTATGAGATTCCTGATACTCAAACAATGCTTTGCTTTGAACCTAATTCAGATACTCTTTGGATTGCAGGTAAACCTTATGATTATGATACGCTTAATCCTGTTTACTCTCGCGAGAATACAGCATTACAATCTCATAATTTATTAAGATTTCATGCGTTAACTCAAAATCAAATCCTTAGTCCTTATCCCGTAGCCTATACAGCTTTGGATCAAGGTGTAGCTGAAACTAATTTAAGAACTTATCATTATCAAGCTTTTAACTCTAAAAGATTTAATTTAGATAAAAATTCACAAAGCGGTAATATTATTTCTTTTACTTCAGCACAAGGTGTTAAGCATCATTTAATTTGGTATCCAGTTCATAGTAGTGGTGTTCGTCAAGGAATTTCACAATACAACACACACACTTGTCGCTATATTCTAATTGAAGGTGATAATTGGCAAAGTCCTGCAGCCGTTAGTACTGGTAGTTTTAGTGGTGTAACTACTGGCGGTGCTACATATCATAATAATGTAGCACAAATTTGGCCAATTGCTGTTGATCCTGTAAACAAATTTATTTATTGTGCACAAGTTGTAGCGCAAAATACATCAAGCTATAGCACGTATTATAATATTGCCTTTACTAAAGGAAATTCAATTGTAAAATGTCCATTTACTACACGTCAAGATGTAGGTGGTGTTTTGGCAATCAATGCAGGTTCTGGCAATATGATTGGAAATGGTTATACTTATTCACAACACGATTTTGATTCTAATCCAATTTTTTATTGTGGTTTAAATAATGATAACACTCCAATGTTTTTAACACAAATTGAAAATGATACTTTAGGTTATGTCACTGCATCTGGTCTTTATAATTCTGGAAGTATACCTGTTAATTATGCCGCAAATAAAACACAATGGACAGGCACTCATACTAACACTTCACCTAAAATTTATTGGGATAAATTAAGTTCTGGAACACAAACAAATGTAGCTTCACAAAATACTGCTTCAAATAATTGGGGGGGTACTGGTGCTTCAAAAGTAATGTATCGTTTTGCTCCATCTAAATTTGAAAGCTCAACTGCTGCTGGTGAAACTGATATCAAATACTCATACAACTTGTGTTATGATACAACAGGAAATGTGCCTGGTTTAAGTTATTATAAATGGAATCGTGCTACACCTGCAAGTTCAACATCTGGTTTAATGACAATCGATTGGGCATCTCAAACTACAACAGATCAAATTGGTCATCCATTCTTAACTTCAGAAGCAAGTGGCGCTCGTACGATTTATCCTGAATTAAGTTGTGCTAATATCTTTTTGACAAAACAAGGTAGTCGTTATTTTATCAATGTTCTTCATACACATGGATATTCAAGTAATATGGTATTGAGACCTGCAAATTCAAAACGATTAACTACTTTTGAAATCGATACTACAACTTGGACTTCATGTACATGGATATCATCTATTTCAGTAGCCGCATATTCATTTATGACATTAGACGACAATGCTACTAAAATTGCTGTTATTCGTGACGGTGGTGTAGATGTATACTCCGCAAATAATGGGGTTTGGGCTATTACAGCAACAGAACCCGGAGCAATTACATGCTTAGGGAGAGATCAATCTAATCGTTTATGGGCGATTGATCAGATTGTAAATGCTTTTAGTGAACTTACTTCTAATAACGATTATAATACTGTTGTATCTATGACAGAATTAAAACCTAAAATTAGATTGATTTCAGAAACTTTAGCAAATAGAGTAAATGTAGTATTAAATGATCGCAATCTAACTTATTCAGGAAGTAACATAACTACTACTTGTAAAGTAAATGCATATAATACATCTGGAGCTAGAGTTGCAACTACAGTATATTTAAAGATTAGTGGAGCAAATGCTAGATTTACTACTAATGGCTCTACAGAAATTGAAGTTACTACTAGTGCATTAGCAGATACAACAGTTAGTATTACTGTAACTGGAAGCGGCTATATTCAATTAGCTGGTTCATTTACTTTATAAGGAAATATTATGGCTAATTTTATTTCTTATTTAAGTGTATCCGATCAAGTTTTTGTAATATTAGATCAAAAATCTATTACAGAATCTTTTGTTAATTCAGAAGATACTGTTTTGATTCAAAATGAAACGCAAGCATATACTGGTGCAAAACAAAATTTATCTATAGATTCTGTATCTGTTCATAATACTTCAAGTGTATTTAAGCAATATGCAGAAACTTTTTTAAGTCATTCAGATTATATTAATGTTTTAGATTCTGGATCTAATTTTAATTTAGAATTTTATTTAAATGAATCGGCACCAAATCAAAAATATAAAAGAGTAGTAAATACTTCTTTCTCTGAAAATATTAGTTGGAGCTAATTGAAATATAAAATTATTAAATGATAAACTTTATATAAACCTAAATATATGGAGTATATCATGGAACTTAATGAACAATTAATAGAAGCAATTATTATGTCCGCAACTGCAGGTCAATTTGGTACTCAAATTGTAGAAGAAACATTTAAATTATCAATTGACGCTTTAACGGCAGCAAAGAAACAACTCTTTTTACATCTTTGTAGCGGTTTTGTTGCTTTAACTGCTTATATCTTTACTAACGAATCTTTTGTTTTGAAAGCAGGATTACTTGCTTTTCTTTCTGGTATGTTTGCTGAAGCTGCATTAAAAATGCTAAAGAAAAAGAATCAAAAAGAAGATAAAGCTATTGAACTTGCAATTAAATTAGAACAAAAAGAACGCGAAGAATTAGAAGATGAACTTAAATCTTTAAAAGAAGAAATTAAAAAGATGCAGGAGACAAAAAATGTACAAGCATGATTGTGAATTAGAAAGATGTTCTTGTACTATTCCTTTATTTTCTTATTGTAAATGTTGTGAACAAAAAGAATGTAATTGTAAAGAATGTGATATTTGTGAATCGGAACAAGATACTCAAGATCTAGAAGAAGAGAAATAAAATGAAATGCATTATAGAAAATGAAAGAATATCATTTGTAAGCATAAATAATGAAACAAAACTTTGGTTACGCAATAGTAATACTTTTATTACTATGGATTATTTTTATGCTTGTGATTTAGGAAATGATGTTCGATTTGTTTTTTATATTGATCAAGAATTACCTTCTCAAATTAAAAAGAAATCTATTTTTAAAAAACAAGATATTCTTAAACCTTTTCAAACTGTAATTGATTATCCAAATTTTGAATTGCATAAACCAGAATTAATAAAACTAAATTTAGAACCAGATCAACAAAAAGAAAATTACACTGATGTTGTCGGTGTTACTATTGGTTCATTAGCTTTACTTTACTCTGCTTATAATCAAATCAAACAAAAGAAAAAACAATTAGAAGAATCTAAATGTTGTTCTGAATCTAAACTAAATTATGAAAAATTAAATACAAAAATAGAAAATTTAATATCTCAAAGTGAATCAAATAAGAAAGCCTTGTATACTGAAATATACGAAAACTATAAAGAATTAAAAGAATTAAAAGAAGATTCTACTGAAATTAAACAAGTAGTTTCTAAATTAATCGACAGATCTTAAGGAGATTTTTATGTTAAAAAAAGAACAAAAAACAAATTTGCAAGTAACTAAGAATTTCAATATGTCAGAGTTAGAATACTATGATGTAGTACCTCCACAATTAGTTGCAAATGCAACCGAATTACTTCAAAATCTTCAGATACTAAGAGACGCATGTGGAAAATCTATTACAATTATTTCAGGATATAGATCTCCTGAACGTAACAAAGCTGTTGGTGGTGCTACTATGTCTCAGCATATGTTTGCTAATGCTGCAGATATTCAAATAAAAGGCATGACTCCACAACAAATGTATGATCTTGTCGAAAAATTAATTAAAGAAGGTAAAATGAAACAAGGTGGTTTAGGGTTATATCCTAGAGAAAATGGATGGATTCACTACGATACACGTGGCGTTAAAGCCAGATGGAATGGTTAATAAATGTCTAAAATTAAATCAAAACAAATAAGCGATTTTAATACTAGTGTAACTACTAGAATTAATTCTACTTCTATTGATGCTTTATCAGATGTTGATACTACAACATCTGCACCTACAAATGGGCAAGCTTTAAGTTGGAACAGTGTATCTACTAAATGGATGCCACAAACTATTAGTAGTGGTGGTGGTTCTAATATTACTTTTGCATCAATAATAAATACTAATAATGTGATTTTATCTATTACTACGTCAAATACTATGTATTTAATTGATAATGGATCTACAGCTTTTAATATTTATTTACCACAAATTAGTACCGCAAATGGTTTCAGATTACTTATTAAACGACTAGGAACTGGATTGGTTACAATCAATAGAAACGCACTAGACACTACTGTAAATATAGATTATTCTGGACAAACAAATGTTGTCATGGGTGCTCAGTACTCTTGCTTTGAATTGGTTGGGAATAATTCAACTTTAACTTGGTATTTAGTATAAAGGGGTTTTATTATGTCTTATCTAGCAAAACCTGCTATATGGCCAAAAGTTGCTATATTTACGTTAAGTGGTGCATCTCAATGGAATACAACTACGCAAATTATATGGACTCCTACATTAACTCAAAGTACAACAATACAACCTCATGTTGCAATTGTAGATAATCAAATTCAATTAAGTCATGGCTCTTATATGTGTGAGTATCACATCGCTGGAACTAAACAATCTCAAAGTGTAACTGGTACTTTTACTATTAATTTTCAAGAAGATCCATCAATTGTGCCTGACTTTATCGGAAGCTTAAATGGCGATCCTATTGAAAATCGACATGAGGGTTGTAAAGCTACTTTTGAAGTTAAAGGAAATACTGAATTTATTAGTTTTTCAACATCTTCTTTTACAAATGCAAACTTTAACCTTATTTATACTGACCGTATGTGTTTCGTTATACTATGGAAGGTAAGGTGATTATGTCATATTTATGTGAAAAAAGAACTTGGAAATACACAAGGCGAACAAATAATACAAATACTTTTTACCGTTGGCCTGGGCCTATGGCTTTCGATGCAAACGAAGATGCTACCTTTGGATATTCTAAAGAAGAAACGTTTAATAACGCTACTGCATTGTATCCAAGATGGGAGTATTATAGTTTACTTAATGGTTTCTTTGAAATTGTACCTGTGATTCGTGCTAATACTACAACATCAAATTCAGCTTATAATGGATGGGCAAGTGAAGGCACAATGCTTGATGGCGGTCTGCCAAAAGAATATGCTACATATTTTAGATTTTACAATAAAGCCACTAATACTACTAGTGCCTTAGATGGTCACGTTCCATTAAAAGGATATTCGTTATTAAATAAAGGTGTTGTTGCTTTTTATGGCGCGTTTTTCCATGCAAGTGCCACATCAGATACAACTTTCAAAGCATCTGACAACACAGGTGGAGGTATCTTTCATCTTCCAATTGCTCAGAATTATTAAGGACAAAAAATGACGTATTCAGCCTTACCATTAGCAAGATTGCCTAATATTCAACTTAGTTTTGATTTAGCAAGCGGTGCTAATCTAACAAATTATATTATGACTTTTTCAAATTATGCTACAAATCCAGACACAATGTATAATTATTCAGGAGAACTTTACACAGGTCTTACAATTACTTCGAATAAAATTACAGTGCCTAAAAAAACTTTAGTAATTTTAAATGTTCGTTCAAATAGTTATACTGCAAGTACTGGTGATCATTCGGTTTTTAGTGGTATTTACAATGCAGTAACAAACACTATGGTTTCAAACATGTCAGAGGGTAAGCAATGGTCTTCCAATACTCTTTCAACTAATAGATCTCAATATTATACAACGCGATACTCTTGTCGAGAAGCTTATGCTATTGTTGATGCAAATACACAACTTCAATTCAAAGTTATATCTTCTGGTAACTCAGGTATTCATATTTCAAGTCATGTTATGTTATTTCAATTAGAACCTTAATAAACTTTAAAAACAAAATAATACTATGCAAATAAAATCAAAAACTTTTATAGGTCAAAAGCCTGTATACGATATTAGTGTTGATTCGCCACATCATGATTTTCAATTAGAAAATGGTGTAGTCGTTTCAAATTGTTTTAACAAAGCACATTCAGTTTCTTATTCTGTACTTACATATGTAACTGCTTATTTAAAAGCTAATTATCCAGTAGAATTCTTTACTGCATTAATGAGTACTAGATCTAAAACTTTACAACCTAAAACATGGGCTGTAAAAGCTCCAGAGTATATAAATGAGGCAAAACATTTTGGAGTTGATATATTCCCGCCCGATATTAATCGCAGTAGTTTTGAGTTTACTATCCATGATAACGAAATTTATTTTGGATTAAATGCAATTAGAGATGTAGGCAGTACTGCTGCAAAATACATAATTAATGCGCGCAGAGATACTCCATTTAGAGATGTTTGGGATTTTATCAATAGGGTTAATACTCAAAAAGTTAATACAAAAGTGTTTCAAGGTTTAGTTAAAGCTGGTGCTTTTGACAAACTTGGATATTTGCGTTCAGAATTATTAGATAATACAGATAAAATATATTCTTATTTACGTGAAGTAGAAGAATATAATCAAAGAAAAATAGATATACAAGATAGATCTAAAGAAAACGAAAGACTATTACCTTTAATAGAACAAAGAAATTTTCTGCGCGCAGAAATTATAAAACTCAAAAAGAAAGTAATTAAAAATCCAAATGACTTAGAATTACAAACAAAATTAAATCAATATGAAACTGAACTTCAACCTTTAGAAGAAATGGAATTAAAGAAACTAGTAGATCTTAAAGAAAAAGAATTACCAGTTAAACCAGAATTCAATAGAACAAAAGAAGTTCCGATTACAATTACAGATATACTTGATCAAGCCTCCTATATTGGATGTTATATTGGTGGTCATCCATTACACATGACTAATATAGATAGAGAAGATTTAGATTCTTTAGAAGAAGGATTTAGATATAGAGTAGCTGGTGTAGTAATATCCAATAGAATAATTACTACTAAAAAAGGAAAGAAAATGGCTGTAGTAGAAATTGATGACTCGACAAAAGCTGCAGAAATAGTTATCTTTCCTCAAGTATATGAAACATTTGCTTCTCTTAATATTAACGAAGGTGACATTATAATTGCTGATGTTAAATGTGATGAAGTAGAACCAGATTTAAAACTTATAGGAAACAAATTCCTAAAGCACGTATGGGATATAGAAGATGACAACAAGAAAGACTTACTACTGGACTTCGGAGGAGGAGCAAATCCTTTTTAAATATCAAGATTCTAAAACTATAGCTGAGATCTCAGCTATTATTAATGAATACTTTTCAAAAGGAATTCCAGGATTTAATTGTGAAAGAACTTGTGATTCGGTAAGAAATAGATTGCAAAGAGGAAGAGTTACAAATTTTCCTGTATTTTCTAAAATAGACCCTTATCAGGAACGATGGGATAACATTAAGAAAAACGTCGAAGAGTTTGTTATGTCTTCTGAGCGGATTCATACTGGCATTACAGATCATCAATCAAGGAAGATAATCACTTTTAGTGATTTACATATTCCTTTCTTTCTGTATGAAGATATAAAACGTGCATGCCAAGTACATTCAGATGCAGATATTGTTGTTTTAAATGGAGATATTCTTGACGGATATATCTTTAGTACTTATAGTAAATCAAAACGAGTAGCAGCTATTAAAGAATATATGGCTGCATTTGATCTTGTTTATTATCTGTCTAGCAACTTTAATCAAGTTGTAATTGTTTCTGGTAACCATGATGCAAGAACTTCTAGAGCTTTAGCATCTAATGGTTTTGAACAAGAAGCTTCTCAAGTATTTAGACCTGATCTATTAGGTCGAATTGCTGCTGGAGAAGAACTAGACAAATATGGAAATCTAGTAAAGAAACATGAATTTAAAAATGTTGTTTACGAAAGATTTGATTCCTGGTATGTAAGGATTGGAAAGACTATTTTCTGTCACCCTGATGGTTTTTCCAATTCTTATCCAGGAGCAACTGTAGTAAAACTTTTAGATCACTTTAATGCAAGAATGCCTCATGAAGACTTTGATTCTGTTGTAGTAGGTCACACTCACAAACAGTACAAAGGGATTGTTGGTAATAAATTGCTAATTGAACAAGGTGCTATGGCTCATAGATTACCTTATCAATTTAAAGCTGATCTTAAATTTAAGAATGCCGTTAATGGATATGCGATTATATATCAAGATTCAGAAGGCAATACAGACTTTAACTATTCAACGCCAGTTTATCTAGGCACACATCTACCAGTAAAGAAAGAGGCATTATAATGTCTGAACAAGCTGAAAACAAATTACAAGAGTTGATTAACGTTTTACGTGGTCATGAAATGCGTATTGATTATAACTTCAACGCAATGCTTCAAATCTCAATGCTTTTAGAATATCTATATGAAGCTTTAAGCAAAAAAGGTATTGAAATTGACATGACAGAATTTGAACAATTCCAAAAAGAACGTATTGAAGAAATTGATCAAACACACAAGAAAATGAGCGAAGATCCAGAAACCAAAGCAAAGATTATGGAAACCTTAAGCGAATTTCAAAAAGATGTAGAACAAAGAATTAAACTATAAGAAAAGAAACAAATAATGTCTTGGTCTTTTATTAATCATATTACAGAGCATTTAGGAAGGCCAGGATTAAGTGAGCAAAAAGCTCCTACTCTTTGGCCATCTGAAGCTACTGCTATTGTTACAAATGAATATTCAGAAAACAAAGTTATAGGAAAATGTCGTAGATCTAATTTCTTTAGATACTTAATGGATTCTTATAATTTTAATGAAGACAAATTGAATGTAGATATTGATATTGTCAAAGAAGTCTACAAAAATTCATCTGAACCAGATCCTTATATTAAATGGATTTGGAAACAAGGTGAAATTTATGAACAATATTGCGTTGATCTTGCTAAAGAATCTGGTGTATTTATTGCAACACAAGTATCTATTTATATTCCCAGAATTAATGTTTCTGGTAAAATAGATCTTGTTGTGATCGATCCTACTACTCATAAATATCATATTATTGAAGTTAAATCCGTTTATGGTTTTAATGCAAATAGTGTAATGGGTACAGATTCAGAACGTAAAAAAGGTGAACTTGGTAAGCCAAGAGATTCTCACTTAATGCAAATTGGTTTATATCAATGGTGGTATGGAAACATTACTGAGAATTTTGGAGAAGGACTATTAGTATACGGTAGTCGAGATACTGGTAGATTTGCAGAATACAAGATTACAGTAGAAAAAGAAGACGGTAAAGATTGGATTTTTTATCAAGGTAATTGTCCAAATACTACTGCAAAAACAAACTCTGGTATTTCTATTCAATCTATTTGTGAACAATATCAATACATTTTAGATTGCATGGAAAATAATGTACTACCAGAAAGAGATTATGATCTTATTTATTCTGATGAGAAAATTGATTTATTATATAGTCGCGGTCAATTAAATAAAACCGAAACAGCACAATATGAAAAACGAAAAGCTCAGATTGAAGAAGGTAAGGATCGTATCAATAAACAAGTAGAAAAAGGTGATTGGCAATGTGATCTTTGTCAATACCGGAAATTTTGTTATGATGACACAGGTGCTCCAAGAAAATAAATATTATATTGAGATTATTATAAACAAAGCAGCTTTAACTTCTATTCCATTTGATTCATTTACTGATTGTTTTAAATACTTAAATGAATTGATAAATTTTCAAGCAAAAAGTTGCTCTATGAAATCTTCAATATTCTTACAAAAAAACAACAAAAAAAATCTTTTACTCAAACAAAACTTAAGATACATTGCAGGTAAAAATGATTAAACCATTTCATTTAGAACAGATATCTTTAATTCCATATCAAAACAATTCATTGGTTTCACCAAGTGAAGTTTCTATTGGAAGTATTTATTGCACAAATTATAATTTCAGGAATCACTCATATGAGTTATTAAAAGAATTTCATGAAACAAATAATACAATAATTGTTCCTTCTATTTATAGAACTAGATTCTTTTTTGAAACAAATGATTTTGATTCTATTTATTTTAGTGTAGGATCTGATTTCGAAAGAGAACATGAACTGTTTGTTTGTATGTATAAAATTTCCGCTAAAGAAACTAAAATTAATATTAGTTTTAATTTAGATTATGGAGATTCTGAACTTGCGCATGAAAATTATTCTAAATGGAGAGAATGCTCTTTTGTAAATAGAATAATGTCAGCACCAGTACTTACTGGAGATGCTGCATTGCGTTGTATTGATAGCGGTTGCGATGATATCGTTATTGGTTGTAATGATCATTTTATTGCAAGCACTGGATTAACAATTCCTATTCTAAATTCATTAGATGAAGCTACAGAATTAATTCAAAAAGTAGATCCAACTTTGCTTTCAGAAATTAGTTTAATAGCTAATTGCAATTCAACTGATCCAGTTACTGTAAGTAAACTGTTAGCATTTGGTGCAGATAAAGTTATGCTTTGTCATGATTTAGAATTTGCAAAAGAATCTGATGGTTGGGAAAATCCAAATATCTGTCAGGCAATTAAAAACAGAAGCCGAGTAAAAGTAAAACATGTATGTGGTATTGGCGATTTAAAAGAAGGAATACCATGTCGACAAATAATTGAAGAATATAACGACGACTTAAAACAAATACTTTTTGCTTTAGGTTTGGAATCAACAGAAGATTTTAAAGAATACGCATTAGAACATATAAATCTAATGTAAATATTTACATTATTTTTCGTGTCATTATTTACATTATTTTTAGACCAAAAACTCACACTTTTAAAACTTGTAAACCTCAAAAAGAGTTTGTATTTTAAAGCAACCTCTTCAACTTGTAAGGAATAAAATATGTATATTACAGATATAGATGAAGCCGTAAGTACTCTTAGATCTAGATTAAAAGATTATTTAATTAAAAAACTTAACATTGATGCTTCTTCAAATAAATTAAGATGCTTTGTGCATGATGACAACGATCCTTCTATGCACTTCAATCCAAAGACTGGTAATGAAACTGTAAAATGTTTCTCTTGTGGATTTACTGGTGATATTTTTAGCGCCGCAAATATACTTGATAACTTACCACTTAATGGACCTGAGTGGTTGCATGTAACCATTCCTACTTTATGTGAATATTTAGCTATTCCTTATTCACCTGGTGAACTATCACTACTAGATAAGGAAAAGATTAATCTATACAAACTAGCACAAGACATATCAGATATTCTTTCTAATCAAAGAAATGTAGATATTCCTTATTTGGTAGAGCGTAATTGGATTCAACAATCATGTGTTATTGGTTCTATTGACGCGCAAGAATTAATTAGTACATTAGTAGCTAAAGGTTGGGATGCTGGATTTGTAAATCAAAGCAATTTTATTAAGACTAAGTTTCATACTTATTTTGGAAAAGATAAAATTACTTTTGCAATCAAAGATCATGTTAAAAGAACCGTAGGTTTTATTTGTCGTAATCTAGTAGTAAATGACGACCAACCAAAATATGTAAATAATCCAGAAACACTTATCTACAAAAAGAATCAAGCCTTAATGGGTATTGATGTAGCATTGCATCATGCTAAGAAAGATGGTTTATATATTGTAGAAGGTCCTGGCGACCTTATGCAATTGTATAGACTTGGTATTCTTAATGCAGTTGCTGTTTGCGGTACTGCATTTACAGAATCGCATCTTTTGTATTTAAAGACTCTTGGTATTAAAAAAATATTCTTAAACTTTGACTGGGATAAAGCAGGTTATGCTGCTACTCAAAGAATTCTAGAAAACATTCTTAAAGCTACTAGTGGTGTAAGTTGTTTTGTAGTAGCAAGTCCAAAAGGTTCACAAGCTAAAGATCCAGATGAATTCTTAAAGGGTACAGATGATCCCAGTGTTTATTTAAGCTTAGAAAAGATTACAAGCTTTGATTGGCTTATGAAAACCTTTAGTGATACAGAAACACCAGATGTAATCTGTATGAAAATGATTCCCGTAATTGCTGCAGAAGATGCTGCAATAAAACGTGAGTTACTCATCAAGTCTTTATCTACATTCACTGGTATTAGTGAAAATTCAATTATGACTGACGTTAATGCTATTAGAAATAATAAATTTAATGAGAAGTTAGATAAGTTAAAAAATGCCGCAGATAAATATATCAAAGATGTAGAGGATGATCCCGATGGTATTCGTTCTCACATGGCTAATCATGAGTTAGCTGTTGAGAACATCGAGAAGGAATATCGAAACAATACTATTGGTATTAACTATCAGTTATCTAGATTTGATGCTATTCAACAACAAAGAGAAGAATCAACAAATGATGAAACTGCAACTAGTTTTAAAATGAATTGGTTTAAAGAATTTGAATCTGGATTAGCTGGTGGTATGAATTGGGCTTCTGGTTGTTTAATGTATGTTGGTGGTAGAGCTAATAGTGGTAAGACTGCAACTTGTTTGATGATCGGTACTGACATTGCTAATAGTGATGAAAATGCATTAGTAATTATTCACAGTACAGATGATTCATATGAGCAAATCGAACCACGTATTAAAACTAACTTATATAGAATGATTGCGCCTGATGGTCCAAAATTATCTATTGGTATGATGGTGCAACCTAATATCAATTTACGTGGTAAAGCAAAAGAATATACTGAGGCTTGGTCTATTGTAAATGAAAGATTCAGACAGCTTATTGAGGAAGAAAGAATTATTGTTATTGACTCAGAAGACGGCGCTACACTATCTGTTCTAGAAAGAACTCTAAGATATTATAGACAACGTTATCCTAATAAAAAGATTCTTTTGGTATGCGACAATACTATGAATTATATGGACTTTGTACATCTTGATCAAACAGCAAGAATTACTCAAATCAGTAATATTCAAAAGAACTTAACTGTAAAATATAAGTGTTGTATGATCGCTACTGCAGAATACAGAAAGAATATGAGCCCAGATTATTCTAAATTAAGATTGCCAGTAGATGATGATCTTGCTGATGCACGCGCATTGATGTATAGACCTAATGTAATCTTCCACGTATATAATGATATTCATGATCGTAAAGAACATGCAGAAATATTCTGGAACGATGAAGAAGGTAATATGCGTCCAAGATTATTATTACACTTTACTAAGAACAAGATTTCCAGTTTCAAAGAGAAATTGTTCTTGGATTTGGATATCACTAGTGTTACATTAAAACCTATAGATCCAAAACATGCAAAACATCAAGCTGAACGATACAGGGATTTAAAAGATCAAGGTGTTGTAGAATCTGATGGTAAAAAAGTAAGTTATGTCGATGCAGAAGACTATGATGAAAGCGAGGAATAATGAATGACAAATCATTAGGCGTATACGTAAATGCAGAAAAGAAATTCTATTATTTAGAATCTGGTGACAATTACGTATCTAATACTTTAGATAGAATTAAAAAGGCATTGGTAGCAAGAGGTGTTATCAAAACACCTACAGGAGCTTCGTATGCAAATCCAGGATATGAAGTGTTGTCATGCGCTGAAGCTAAAGTAAAAGAACATACTATGGAACCAATCTATATCTCAGATAATGTAAAAGAATATGTTCTCAAACAACAAAAGAAAGATCCTGGTCCTGGTATTTTTAAATGATTAAAAGAGCAGTTACTGAAGCAGAATTAAGATTATATGGTTTTTGTTCTAAACTTTATGAGCTAGATGCATTTGTAGAATTTAGAAATGAAATGCAAATTGCATGTAAGCAAATGATAGAGCGATTTCTTATATATCAATTAAAAAACGGATCAAAAGCATATTACGATGAAGTTGTACCTACTTTAATAAATAATTCTATAGATTCAGCATATGCAAAAATAACTAATCCAAGTGAATTGATGGGTCAAAAAGAAATTGCAAATAAACGTTTAAATGCATGGTTTAACGATTATATAAACAAATTTAAACCATACGAATATGAAGTTGTAATTGGCCCTTATTTACCTAATGTAAGAATATCTAAAACAACAATTGAATTAGATATTAGTGGTATTCTTTATCATGCACAAACAAATACAATTCACATTCTTACTTGGATGAATGACGTTAAATTAATGGATCCTCAATGGGATTTACCATCTTTATCTAAGTTTGTATTTAGTAAAAAATACACAGATAATAAAAATGTAGTAATTCATTTTCTAGATATTAATCATAGGAATACATACTCAAAGGAAATATGTATGTATATTAAAACCTTTGATCAAAAAGATATAGAAG